TATTCTGGTCCAAGATCTGCACCTGCTGCAGCCGAAGGCTCTGTGTGTTCTGCCCAATCATATGCAACGTCCAAAGTGTATTCTACCAAATTATCGTCTCCGTAATCCAATTCTCCCCAAGATATCTTTGTTATAATCGGATTATATAGAGTCCAAGTTTCTAATGGATCACCTTTCGGATCTATCTGGATTATTCTAAGGGAATTGGATCCATCGGTACCCACGGTAGAAGAGCCAAATGACCTATCGATCATCGCTGCTTTCTCAGGAGCTACAACAGGTGCTAACATTTTTCTTGCTATGAGGGGAGAGGCTTCTCCGTTAGGAGTGACATATCCGGATGCCAACAACATTTCCCACAAGACACCACTAGTGGTACGGGATATCCCTTCTCTTGCTGTAGTCCCAATATCAATTGTGCTAGCGCCCCAAACTTTTCCATCGACAAACTTCATAGTTATCGGCTCCCATCTTGGAACCCCAGGATAGTTATAGAAATGATTAATCATCCTATATTCCTTCTTCTCGATAGTGACAGATGGTTTAGAAACAGAAGAGACGGAGAGCAATTGCCCACCTGTCCCCATCTTAACGATAAATCTGTTCTTTTGTTTAGGTTGAAACCCAATTGAGCCGGAGCCTAGAGTTGTACCCCACCAAGTCATTTAGGTCTCCTTAGCCGAAAATCTGAGGGTCTGAGGTTCCGTCGGCAGTTTTAGTTAAATCAGCCCAGTCATAAACGATTCCCAGAGTAATTTCTGAAAGATCATCTGATGAATAGTCTAATTGATCAAACTCGACAGACTTAACAAAAGGATTGATCAAAGTCCACTCTTCAATAATTCCCCCACTTGAGTCCAGTTGTCGAATAACTACTGGTCCCAAAGCAGATGTTGCATCAGGCTTGTTTAAAGTCTGCTTCATGTCTGCTGATTTTGGAAAATTATAACCAGAACCTTGAACGATTTCCAAGAGTTTTCTCGCGGCATCTTGACCGTTGGAGCTTGTCTCGGCAGGATCAACCAAAGTCACAGTAATATCTTCCCAAGTTACGCTACCTGGGAACTTAAAAGTATGTCCCAAGTATTTATGTTGAGCATCTGCACTAATTGTCATCTTTGGCTTATCTACTGTCTTGGCGTACCAAACGACACTATCATTTCCCAAAGTTCCAATTTGCACTTGCCATCTAAATTTTCTTTTCGGCTCTGTACTAGACGAGTCTAAAGTTGTTCCCCAAAATGCCATGTTATTAATCTCCTATTTTACTATAATTAGTGGCTTATACGAAATCCGCGCCGGTTTTTGTGATGACGAAGTCAACGACGATGTATTCAATAGCCCGGGCTGGCTTGATATAGATTTTAGCATACATAATGTTGCGATCAATCAAGTCTGCGGTAGTAGTGGTCTCATCTAGGATGAGTTTATAGTCAGTTAATCCGAATCTAGCCCTAGTATCAGACAGGATAGGATTTACTTGAGACTTAAATCTCGACCAAGTTCCTTCAACATTATTGTCAAACAATAAGTTACGAGCAACGGAGGAGACGGCTGATTTTAAGTAAAGAACCAATCGACGAACGTTAATTCGATCAAGAGCAGAGGCGTCCGCTTGAAGAGTCTTTTGTCCAAAGATCACAACGCCCTCAGCAGGGAATGTTGCAATTGGATTGATGTTAACTTCATATAGAGAGTCTCTCTCTTTTGAGTCAAGTCGCTGCCTTGCTTGAAGAACGCGAGGTCCACGAGATCCACCAAGAGAACCAAGTCCTCCACGGTTAAACCCAGCAGGAGCAAACCAAAGCTCAGAAGTTGCTTGTGAACGACCGATTGCACCCAGCGCTGCGACTGATGGTGGAAGCCAAACAAGTTGCGATCCATTCAAGTTGTCAGATACTTGTACCCAAGGGTAGAATGTAGCAGCATATGAAGAGTTAAGATTTCTTCCTTTGATTTCGGAAACTGCCGTTGAAACAGAGCCAAGCCTGTTTGCAGCAGTGTCGTTCAATTCAACTCTTGGGCGATAATCACCCTCAAGATCAATAATGGCAAGAACGTCTTTTCGACTCTCAGCAACATTAATCATTTTGTTTGTCGCCGAAGGTCGGAAGATACCGGGCATAGCCAGCATGTTGGCTGGTACTACCTCAGCATCAGAAATTGAATCCAAGGCTTTTGAGATTGAGTAGTCGACATAACTGGTTTTCTCGGATAAAGTCGTTTCAGACACTAGTTCGTTTCTAAGTGGCTCCATTTCAGTAATATCAAATCCTTCAGATCCACCCCACACAGGCATGATGAATTGTCTGACATTAAGGTCAAGTAGTCCATTAAAATCATTCCCAGAGGTATATGATGTCGCTAGTCCATAACTACCAGAAGACCAAGAAAATACTCCGTTTCCTGAACTGATGATGTCGTCAAGAGAGAAGATGAATGAATATTCAAAGTCTTCACCTGGAGTGTGCGTACCTTCTGCTCCAAGACCCATTCCAAGAGCTCTTGTATAATCGATATAGTCTGGATCATGCTGACTTGACTGGGCAGAAAGTTTTGGGCGAACTCCCCAATATGATCTAGCTTGATCTGCAGCACCACCGTCTGATCCTGCGTCACGCATTCTCATTTTCGGGAAAACGAATTTGACAGCTTCAGCATCACCTAGGTTGGCTGGTGTACCAACTGTCCCAGCGTGACCTTTTATAAGATTTGCCGATTCAGCATGTCTAACAACGGATCCGGTAAAATCAGCACTCAAGGCAAGATTTTGGACGTTTGCTTCGTTTGCAACCAACCCAAATCCTTTTGGTCGGACTGGTCCGAAGAATCCAGCAGGATTAAGACCTTGTCCGCCACCATTTGCTACATTTTCAGCCATCTGGATATAGAAAATGTCAGATTGGTTTTGGTAATCTCCATAAGTTCGATATCTCTTATCGGTATCGTTCCAAGTTTGATATTGGTCACCAATTTTAGCAGCCACATAGTTTGGAGAAGCTGGGTTCAAATTACACCCAGAATATCTTTCAACTGTGTTTCCTGCGATATCTTTGATGGCAACAGTAAATGTCCCATAAGCATCAACACTAGGGTTTGATGGTGCGGTAATTTGCTCAATTGCAATCAAATAATTTCTTTGAATTTCTTCTCCAACATGCATAGACTTGAGTCGGAAAAGCGCTTGCTCATTAGTTGCACGATCAGAAAATACCCAACCAGACTTTGCTTCACGAGCAGAGTATTTGTGATAGCCCCAATTCTTAGGGCCTGTGTCATCAATACCTAAAGGCATTAAGATGGCATAGACTGTACCGGTATTTCCGGCCAAATCAACATTTGTATCCAAATGATCTACAAATGATTCGCCAAGCCAATAAGTCTTTCTATCGGCTGAGTCAACCATGGTTGTATTCGTTAACTGGGGATTTGTATTCAATACGGTTCTGATGTATTTTGAAGAGTTTCTCGAGAAGTTAAAGGTTAGTGTATCTTTGAGTCCACTAATTTCGTCATATGTCTTCAAAGTAAATTCACAATTATTGCCGACAGACTCAATAAGAGAACCAGCCGTGTCAATAACAGACCCAGCATCATTCAATTTTCCACTAAGAACGATTGATCCTGTGGCACAATATAATACTGCGGCAAGTGATCCGTTGGCAGCGGAGCGAGTTGCTACAGCATTCCCTGCCCAACCGTCTGTGTTGGTTCTGATTGTTTGATCGGTAAACGCACCATTAGAATCATCTTCAATACCGTTCGTCCCAGTAGCAGTAACGCGAAACTGGTCTCTTTCACCACAAACAGATTCTCCAAGAAGCAAATAATTGCTGGTGTCTAAATTGACAATAGTGACAAGCCCAGCGCCGTCATCAGAAACAGTAATACCTGTAATATCCCCATTATCGATGGCTGTCTGAATTGCTGTGGCGATCAATGTAAAGATTTGGTTTGTAGTTTGACTTCCAATACCACAAGTGATCTTGGCAACAGAGCCGGTACCATCTTCAACTCGAGCCACGGTCCCATTGGCAACATCAGCGTTGTCGTCATCAAAGTCAATTTCAAATTTAAGACCGTCACTAACTCCAACGGCTCCCAAGGTCGTAGCCAAACCCAAGGTTGATCTTTGAACAAATTGAATCGTGGTAGCTTTGCTGTTGTCTAATTCTAAAACAGACGCATTAAAGCCAGCACCGGCCCTAAGAACAATAGAAGTACCTTCTCCGGTATCCGCTTCGTCGCAAATGAATAGTCCATAAGCGGTTGTGTTGTCACCAGCCAAAGCGGCTACTGACCCTGCACCAACTTGCCAACCGGCATAACCAGCAGTCGTGGCGTCGCTTCTTTGTTCACCAGCGATTCTCACCATGGTCACAGGAGATTGTTCTGACGCCAACCATGCTTGTGCAGCATAGGATGCATAAGTAGGGCCAACTGTGTTGCCCTCTCTCCATACATCACCTTGGGTTCCATTACCACCAGCAACTGGTAGTCCAAAAACAGAAACAAAGTCATCCAGGCTTCGAACCTTTACTGGCTTGTTAGCCGGACCCTTTCTAGTACGACCGATAATGATCGGTCCTTCCGCATCTCGTTGAGCTGGGATAAAGCTTTGGTCAATCTCGCGGATTTCAATTCCGGGTGAAAGAAAATCAAATTTTTTAGCCATTGACTGTTCTCCTTAAAATTATAAAATCATATTTCCTATTAAATAGTTGAAGTAAATGCGAAAGTCACTTTTAAAACTCTCTAAAATCATCGTCGTCGGACTCCCACGGCTTCGTGTCTCCAACAATCGATCTTTCTCTTACAAGCTTTACTTCAACTATTGTTTCTTTTGTAACTAATTTCGGCACCTCTTCATTATCTCCATCTCCCAGGAGAAAGCCCAGTACCTTTAGGCTTATTGTGGTGTCAAATGATCTCTCATCTTCACCAAGGTTGGCTACGTTATTGCTCTGGGTGAAGTCTGCTTCGATAAACACTTCATATCTGTGTCCATTATATTCAGCCATTAGTGCATTAATGTTGCCGGTTCTAGTTGCAAACGGTGTAACCAAGTCATTCATTTGCTGTTGATATTCCGTTCTCAATTTTATTGAATATCCAACGTTGATCCACACAGGAATAGGTGCATAAGTTTCCTCATATACAATCTTTTTGTTATCCGTTGGATAGTTTCGTTGTGTGGTGAGTTTGCTTGATTCCGTGGAAGCGTGTTTTCTTGTTGTTTTCTGCGATATTTTACGAGATACCATTCTCTGGTGCTTCTTATATCCTCGAGGTCCGGTTGTGTTTGGGAAAAGGTGTGCTTGATACCCGCCTTTGAAAGTTGGATCTTTTGACATCGATGATCTCTCAACGGTGATAAGGGGTAACTTTAGCTTTCCAACGGAATCTCGGATCTCTTTATCTTTTGAGTTAAATGCTCGTTCTGGTGAAATCCACAGCACAGGAACCTTCTTGAATCCGGTGTTGGTTGAGGTATGTAGATCAAAGCCTTCATTAATAAGGTTGAAAATTGCCGTATCGATGGTCTCGATTGTTGATGGCTCTAGTGTTACTTCTCTAGTTGGCATTAAATAATCCGTCTCTTGCTCTAATACATTCGGCTGTGACTTCA